AGGGAGCCCTCCCGCGTCGAGGCGAACCTCCAGCGGCTCGCCGCGCAACTCAACGACGCCGAGAAGGCGGCCCGGAACATCCTCCAGGCGGGCTGGCTGGACGGAGAGGCAACGCAGGCGATGCAGGACTGCGTCGCGCGGGTGTTGGAAGCAGGTGCGCATGCCAACCGCGCCGCGCGCGAGCAGGCCAGGTTCGTTGCGGAACAGGCGGGCGGACGAGAGGCGAATGGCGTCTGAGACGGGGCCGGCCGGGCTGAAGGAGCTCGTGCAGCAACTCAACGACGTCGCGGCGGGGCGCTTCCTGGATCCGGCGTCGCGCGCGCTCGGGCACGAGGCCGTCGTCAGGATCAAGGACTGCTTCGCCCAGAGCCGCAGTCCCTACGGGCAGGCATGGGCTCCGGTGGCGCGCGGCGGAAAGCCGTTGCTCGACACCGCCCGCCTCCGGAACGCCTTCATCGACGACTCTGGACGCGGCCGGGTGGCCATCAACAACCCCACCAAGTACGCCCACCTCCAGAACCACGGCGGCGTAGTGCGGGCGAAGAACGCCGAGTACCTCACCTTCCAGGTGAAAATAGCCGGCGCGGCGTTGGCCATTCGGGGCGGCGTCGTCACCAAGCGTCGGCGTGGCACGAAGCAGTGGGCGAGCGTCAAGTCGGTCACCATCAAGGCCCGCCCGTTCCTCCCGGACCAGCGGGGACTTCCTCCGGCGTGGGAGGCGCGGATGGCGAACATCGCGCGCGCCCTCTTCGCTTCGAGGTTTCCTGGTGCCACACGGCCCAATCGGCAGACGTGACGCATGATCCGCGACACTCTCCGGGAGGTCCGCAACCAGATGGAGGCGGCCCAGCCTCCGGGCGTCTCCAGCATCGACCCGGCGCCGTCCAACCTGGGCAGCGGGGCAGTGTCGTTCGACCCGTCCAGCCAGGTGTTCGGCGCCTTCGAGGGTCGGATGCGCGTGGTGGTGGCGGGCCTGCCGGGGACGGCCAGGGCAGAGCTGAGCCTGGACGGGGGCAACAACTACGACGGGGCCTTCACGCTTCCGGTGGACCTGTACGCGGTGCCGCTCCCGCCTATCAGCCCCGGCCATGCCTCCCCGGGCCTCTCGGGGCTGGTGCTCAGCTTCTCCGGCTCGTTCTCCTCCGGCGACGCCTTCTCCTTCAGCGCGTTTCCGCAGGTGACCCACTTGGTGGGCGAGGAAGAGGTGGCGGGGCAGGACACCCTCTTCCCGCGGGTGGTACACGTCCTAGGGGACAGCAGCTTCCGGGGGACCGACGACTTCGCCCAGGGGAGAGACCAGCGAACGCAGCCCAGGTCTCTGTGCACCGACGTCGCGAACTTCGAGACGCACTGCTGGGGGCTCGACTACGACCGCACGGAGCTCCTCCGTGACCTCCTCGTCAACGGCATCCACTTCGCGCTTCTCGCCACGGGCCAGGTGCTGGGCGGCTTCTGGGCCGACAGCACGGCGAGGATAGGCAAGAGCGGCCAGCTCTACATCCTCCGGTGGTCCGCGATGAAGCCCCTGGTAGTCCTCAACAAGGACACCAGGCCGCTCGGGCCGCCCTTCACCGCTACCCTCGCTTCCCTTGTTGTCCAGAGCCCATGAAAGCCACTACCCAGCCGCCCGCGCCTCCAGCGCCGCCTGCTCCCGAAGTCCCGGTCACCTTCCCGCCCGGGCCGATGCCTGCGCCAGCCCGCTTCCCGCGCCCTCGGGTGCTCGGGGCCGCCGAACTGGCGCGGCTGGCGCCCCACCAGCGCGCCGCCCACGAGTCCGAAGTGGCCCACCATGGGAAGTGGGGCCACCTCCCGCCCCAAGTCTCGGAGCACCTCCGCGGCGTCGAGTTGCCTCCGCAGGCGGTGGAAAACCACGCTCGCGCGGCCGGGACGGACCCCGTCCACTTCGCCGCTGCCCGCGCCTTCCACCGCTGGGCACTCGGCCAGGAGATGAGCCGGGCGCAGTACGACGCCGCCGTGGCCCGCGTCCTCTCCGAGGCGCACGGCCGGTAGCGGCCCGCATTCCTACTCCGTCCGAGGTCCCAGATGACCATCCCCAGCATCTCCTTCTCGATCCAGGACGGCGCCCTCGGCGCCGTGCCGGCGAACTCCTCCCGCGTCGCGGTGAAGATGGGCATCTGCTCGGGCGCCGTCGCCTCCGTCGCGGCCTCGAAGCTGATCGAATCCACCACCCTCCTGAGTGGCGTCACCTTCACCGCGAAGGCGACGGGGGCAGGTGGAAACCAGATCAGCGTCACCTATGCCGCGCCGAGCGGCGCCACCACCACCGTCACCGTCTCGGGGAACGCGATCAGCGTCGCTCCGAAGACGGGCGCAGTGAACTCCGACATCGTGACCGCGATCCAGGGAAATGCCACGGCGAACGCGCTCGTGAGCGTCGTGGCCACCGGCCCGGCCGACCTCGTGATCGCCGTCGCGCAGACGTACCTGGTGGGCGGCATCACCGGAAACATCAACACCGTCATCCCCGAGACGAGCCCGACGAAGGCGGTGGCGGACCTGGGCTACGGGCCGCTCACGGAGGCGGTGGTGCATTCCCTGGGCGTGGCCGGAGGGACGGTGCTCTGCATGCCGCTCAACCCCTCCACGCCGGGGACCAACACGTCCGTCTCGCACGTCGGCGCGGGCGCGGGCACCGTCGCCGTGGCGGGGACGCCGAACGACGCCTACCAGGTGGTGGTGAAGCTGATGCTCGGCGGCGCCCTGGGGACGGCGCAGTTCCAGTTCAGCCTGGACAACGGCACCACCTACAGCGCCACCTTCGTGGTGCCGTCCGGCGGCACCTACGTCCTCCCGAACACGGGCCTGACGCTGACGTTCGCCTCCACCTTCACGGCGGGGGACCTCTACACCTTCGGCTGCACGGCCTCGGCGTACAACCTCACCGACGTGCAGAACGCCTTCGCGGCCCTGCTGGCCAGCGGCCAGGCTTTCGGCTTCGTCCACCTGGTGGGGGAGGCGTCCAGCGTGGCGGGCTCGGCCTCGATGGCGGCGGGCCTGGAGACGTTGCTTCTCTCGGCGGCATCCACCAACTTCGTCTTCGTCCACGGCATCCTCGAAGTGGCGAACGACACGGACGCGAACATCGCCGCCGCCTTCGCGTCCACCGTCTGCACGCGGGTCAACCCCTGCGCGGGGCGCGAGCTGGTGACGAGCTCCATCTCCGGGAGCGGGACGCTGACGCGGAACTGCGGCTTCTCCGTCGCCGCGCGCGAGGCGGCCGTCGCGGAGCAGAACGACTTGGGCCGGGTGGGCGACGGGGCGCTGCCTGGCGTCACGTCCATCCTGCGCGACGAGTCGCTGACGCCCTACTTGGACGCGCTGGGCTTCACGACCCTCCGGACCTTCCAGGGCCGCACCGGCGCCTACGTCACGACCGGGCACATACTGGTGAGCCCCGGCTCCGACTACTTCCTCTCGCAGAACCGGCGCGTCGTGGACCTGGCCTGCGGCGTCACCTACCAGGCCCTGCTGCCGTACCTGAACGACACCCTGCGGGTGAACACCTCGGGCGGTACCATCGCCGACTCGCAGGCGGCCACCATTGAGAGCCACGCCGGCGGGAAGCTGACAGCGGCAGTGGTGTCGCCGGGCGCGGCCGTCGGTTCAGCGGTGGTGGTGGACCGGACCAACGACGTCCTGGCCACGAAGCAGCTCAACGTCACCGTGCGCGTGCTGCCGAACGCCTACTCGAAAACCATCGCGGTCAACATCGGACTCACGGCAAGCCTCTAGTCGTTCGCCGTCCGGGAGCCATCTACCATGCCGACCAACCCCCAGGCACTGCAGTACCCGATGGTCAACCAGCGGCGCTGGTCCTTCAGCGCCGTCACCTTCAACGCGAACGGGGTGCCGCTGCCCGGGCTAGCGTCCATCGACTACTCGAACGAACTGAAGGGCGCGGACGTGCGCGCGAGCGGGAGTCCCCTCAAGGTCGGCTCCACCCGCGGCGACTACATGCCGACGCTCTCCTTCGACATCCTGGCCGAGGAGTACGAGAACTTCATCTTCCAGCTCTGCGCGCTGAACGGGACGCCCGGGTCCGGCTACATGGAGGTGCGCTTCAACCTGGACATCGCGAAGCAGGACGGCCAGGGGCTGACGACGGGACCGCTCTACGTGGACCAGGCCCGCGGGGTGAAGCTCACCAAGGTGAGCAAGGGCTACAAGACGGGTCCCGAGGGCCTGCTGACGAAGTGCGACTGCGACGTCATCTACATCCTCGAGAACGGCCAGTCCCCCGTCACGGTCAACCCCGGCCAGGCCGGGAACATCAACCTCGGCTGACGCCTGGCTTGACGGACATGCCGCAGGCAGCGTAAGGCTGCCGGCATGTCCCTCAAGTGGCTGGAGGCAGCATGAACCAGGAGCAGGTGGCCTCGCTGAAGGCGAAGTATTCCGGGCGCCGACTCGTGCGCCTGACCTCGGCAGCCGCAGACGTGGTGGCGCTCTCGCCGAACTACGCGGAGGTGGCCGAGCTGAAGGCCATCATCGACGACAAGGCGCGGGCGGGGACGGGGATGGAGTGGCTGGTCCGGAAGTGCGTCGTCGCGGACGCACGGAAATGCGTCCCCCTGGACGCGGGGGCGCTGGATGAGTTGCTCTCCCGCAAGCCGGTGCTCGTCGAGTGCTGGTTCAAGCACCTCCGGGACGCAGCCGGTGCCGCGGAGGTGGTGGCGGTCCACCCTGCCGCCGGGTTCGAGGCGGACTACCCGGGCCGCGAGGTGGTAACGCTGGCCTCAGCCTCGGCGTCGGTGAAGGCGAAGGTGCCGGGGATGACGGAGATGCGGGAGCTCCGGCGCCGCAACCAGGCGGACGAGCGCGAGGTGGTGATCGCCGAGTGGCTGACGCGCTCCTGCGTGGTGGAGCCGGACACGGCCGGCGTGAACGCCATCCTCGACCGGAAGCCGCTCCTGCTGGAGA